TCAGCGTTGCTACGGCCATATCCAGTAGCGCCGAAGAGCGGGGCAAAAGTGTGCTCCTTTGCTGCCTGTCTAGCTGTAGGCTGACCTGCATCAGATATAACCTTTGCAGTGTAAGCGTGTACGTCAAAGCCTGTCTCAACTTCTTTCATAGCAACATCATCTTGAGCTAAGAATGCAGCCGCTCTAAATTCAAGCTGAGCAAAGTCGGCCTCTAAAATTTTCCCGCCTTCCCAACGTGACACAAAGACTTTCTTAACAGGGAATGTACCACCGCGAGGCATGTTCTGCATGTTAGGGTTTTTACTACTGAACCTACCTGTAGCTGTTATGTGCTGGCTAAGAGTTGCGTGAAGGTATCCGTTAGACTTAGTATGCACAGATATGCCGCTAACAAAGCTAGAAAGATAGCTAGTGATAGCATTAAGGCGCTTAACATCCAGAATAAAGCTTGCCGCATCTTCCATATTATTGTTTCTAGCCGTTGCCACCAGTACATCTAAGTTATCCTTTCCTGTACCAAAGCCACTATGAGCGATCCACTTCTTGTTTGGTGCGCTAAAGCCAAGCCCGGCCATTTGCTTTGACTCTTTCAGGCCATAACCTCTTGAGTCACAGGTAGTGCACTTGTTGGGCCTAGCATAACGTGTGCCATCTTTCTTTGTCTTGTACGTATGACCTGCCCCGTTACATGTAGGGCACGTAAAAGCTGTAGTCTTAAATAGCATCTTAGAGTTAGCATTTACTGCAGCTTTAAACTCAGCCTTATCTTTTACAAACTCAAATATGTCAGCCCATTCTTTCTTATCGTTAGGCTTACGTGAGAAGATAACCTGAGATAGCTGCTCAGGTGAGTTTAAATTGATAGGTGTATCACCCATAAGATCCCGCACTTGGCTCTGCAGACGCTCTTCTATCTGCGCCTGTTCAAGCTCAAACTCTTCCTTAACCTGCTCCAATACATCAAGGTCTACCTTTAGTCCTGACATGTACATTTCGGTGAGGGTTTTGCATGTTTGAAAGGTGACGGTTCTGACTGCATAAAGGGATCTGGATTCAGGGGTTGCGTAGTCGGCTTCGATGCTGTGGAACAGCTCACAAGTTGTGAGGATGTCAGCCCGAAGATAAAGGCTAAGAGAGTCGAGATCCGTCTCATGGGTGTTTATTCCTTTCTTTATACATGCAGTAAGGTAGTCTTCCTTCTGCTCTGCTAAGCCTCTTCTAATAGCACAGGCTGCTAGGCTAATACCTTCTTTGGGCTTCTGCCCTCTGCACAATATGTACTCTGACAGCATGGTATCGTAGATGTCGCCATCATACGTAAAGCCACTGGCCCATAGCCACATAAGATCATGCTTGGCATTGTGCATGATAAGCAGTGTAGTCTTATCAAGAAGATTCTGTATCAAAGCTCTACCTAGACCATCTGAATCTTTGTGCTCATTATGATCTAAGGTAACAAGCATGATCTCTTCTTTGTTGTCAGCATTTACCATGCCTACCTGAACAAGGTGGTTGCCTACCTCGTAAGGGTCAATGAACGTCTTACCATCACGCCATGTGATGCTGTTCTCTACATCTAATACAAGTCTCATCTATTCTCCTAAGCGGTGTAGAGTGAACGCTCACCATCTAACTCACAGTGGACAACTCCATGCCACCCACCCTTTAGTTTATTCTTGGCAATGTTTAGATGCCGCCGTGTTGACTCTTCTGACTGCCCTTCTACGATAGGATCTTTAGAGATTAAAACCATAAGATCTGCTTCCGCTGCCTTACCTGTCTTAGACCCTTCCATCATGGACTGATCAACATAGACCTTGCCTTCCGCAACAGCAGATAGCTGAGACATCCAAATCACACAACAATTATGTTGCTTTGCAATGTTACGTGCATGGATGGCTGCATCCTTGAGGTATATGTCTGACTTATCGCTATTCTTGGTTGCAAACTTGTCACCCATATCCAACACAACAATATCAGGCTTTTCATTCTTTACTACCGCCTCAACCCATTTCATATCTTTGTTTGTACTATCTTTGATACGGATGTTTTGTTTTACTGGATCGTATCGCTTACGTGCTAGTGATACATTCTCTTTAACTTCATCCATACTCATGTTGGTTGCAGCACTTAGGTAACGTGCACCGACACGCTCGTAGCTCTCTTCGTTACACAGTACAATGCACTTGGCACCCTGTGATGCCCACCCATCAGTACCGGCTACCAGAGAGGCATGGAAGGAAGTTTTACCAGTATTAGGCCTAGCACCAACCACAAGAAGATGACCATTACTAACGCCTTCCACCTTTCTACGGAGACTTGGTATATTAAACTTCCATTGTGTTTCAAGATTATTAGCAGCAAGCAATGTATCAATGTCAATATCATCCCAATCAATGCGAAGGTTAGGAGTAAAATCATCTTTGTAATCCTCTAATAAGCGGCGTAAAGGCTCAAGGCTATTCTGGCTACCGTTCACAAAGTCAAAACCTAGATTGGCAACCTGCTCACCAACGTACTGCTGAAACAGGTGGCTCAAGGTATCTTCTGCAATGTCTTTCTTAATAGGCTCAGCCTTAGCTAAACGCTGAAATAAATCCTGGAATGCAGATTTCGTAGCGGTTGTCATGGTCTGATTAAGCCCCATGAACACAGCCTCAAGATCTGACACAGACATATCTTCTTCATACGTCTGCATTGCCGTGTCTAATGCTTGTTTGATCTTACGTGTGTCTTTAGTAAAGATCTTATCAGGGCAGCGTATGCCTTTGTGTTGATCGTAAAACTCTTTATTAAGTAGAGTTTTTAGTAATGCTAATTCAATCATCCTTGTCTCCTACAAGTGTAGTTATTTATTTATTCTTGCTCTCTCTAAGGCTCTCTTACGTTCTTCATCGTCAAACTCACGAATCAGTTTGTGATCCTTAATGAAACGTCTAAGCCTACTGTTCTCATCTTTCAACAGTTTTATTTCCCAACGCATGTCTTCTATTGTTCCAGCCATACTCATATCATTCTTCCTCTAAGCAAAAGCCACACATATCATTCTGTGCAGGGCCACCGCAACTTACACAGGTCTGCCACTTCTTTTTCTTACTTCTGTTTGACTCTGATTCTAAGCCAGCTTCTACCAATGCTATAAACCCTGCATTAAAGATAGCTGCGAATGTCTCAGGGTCACACTCTACTTGTAGTGTGGCACTACCATCCTCGTGCTCTTCTACATCTGTTACTTTAATGTCATTCATCACTTACTCCTATACATGGTAGCAAGATCGACAGCTTGCAATACTTTGGATATTCGTCATACGTCATAGCTATCAACACAGGTGGCGCAGCTATAAGTAAAGCTACAATAGCTGACGCCTTGATTGCACCGTTAATGTTACCTCTCATCATCCATTCTCCCTTAATGCTCTCCACGACACAGGGAACAGGTCAACCATAATGCGATCAATTCCCCAAGCTACCTCTGCTGTCTCTGCTTGTGTGTCGGTCGCACAGCGAAGCTTACACATATCAGCAAACGCATCCAAGCTACCTGACCAGTACCACTCAGTCATCATAGACTGTGGTAGTACCATACGTGCTTGCTCTGGGCAGACACCTAAGTCTAGTAGGTACTCATACTCTGTCAATGCAATCTCGTTAAAACCGTTGTCAGATACAGTTACTTTACCTGCGCTACCTTGCTTTTTATCAAGACTTCGCCCCCGATATGTATCAGGTACATAAAACTCAGGCTCATTATCCACATACCTACGGCTAATCTCATTCCACCGTAGAAACTTATGCTTCACAAGTTGCCTAGCTACAAAGACTGGTGCTTTGATGTGAAAGCTGGCAAAGCAATGCCCAAAGGGGCTGATGTGCTTGTGTTTGGCTAGGTATTGTATAAGCTTCCTATCTTTTGTTTTAAGGTGCTGCTTAAAGCTGTAAGCATCTGACTCTTCGTAATCCCACTCAGTTTCTTTACCGAATGAAACACGGGCAGCGTTACAGACTGTAAGATCATTACCCATGCTGGCTTTAAAAGTTACTTCAATCATTATAATTTCTCCTCTTTAGCTCCTGCCTTTAAAAACCATTCATTAAGTCCTTTTAAGCTACCTCTATGATGTTCTGTAAACCATGATGCATGGGGTGATTCATAACTATATAACTTCAAACTTTTTTGTTGCTCTTCTGTGGTACGTTCTTTTAAATTATCAATAACATCCCACTTATTTCCACCCTTGGATACATAAATTGTATCTTCACTGTAAGAAGGGTTAAGCACGAAGGCTATATAAGTTGTACTTGATTCAGGTAAAAAGTTTTTACTCATTCTTCTATCCTATTAATAATATCTATGGCCTGTTCTACTGACATCTTAAACCATTCACCGTTTTGTTTTTTGTTATGCCCAATGTGGATCTTCTGAGCCTCTACATGTGCAATACTTTCTGCGACATGTCTATCAGAAAACTTTTTCATGTAGGCATACTCGTGGTTTCTATATGGCGTTGATGTATGAAACTGACCTATTCTTCTATCTTCATAGCCTGTTTCTACTATCCCAATCTTTACCCACCCTTCAAAGCAAGGCGTAGTCACGACATACACATAGCCCTCTGCTGATTTTACTTTTTTACTTTCCTGAGTAAAATCGCCTACTATAATCTTTGCATCTTTATTCATCTTAGCCACAACTTCTGCCCAAGTTTTAAAATGTCCTGGAGTGTGGTATCCAAGCAACACAAAGGGATGAGGGTCACGATCTTTCCTTGTGCCTTTAGGTATGTAACCATCCTTATATTCAGGCTTAGCTTCTGCTACGTACATCCTTCCTTTGTTTCTTTTATTATGTGTAAATAGACGTTGACGGGGCTTACCGTGTAACATGTACCACCATTCGCCATCAATAAATTCTGCGTTAGCAAGGTTAAGTTTATTACTCATTGTTCAACATTCCTTCTAGCTTTTCCATGTCTTCTTCTACTCTGTATTTAACATCGTCGTTTAGCATGTAAGCCATAGTGCGTAGCCCTGTCCATGCCTGTATCTCTGACCTGTACTTGATAGTCTTATCTATAGCATCAGGATCAAGAGCAATAACAACCCTATCGTATTCACCTATCTTCTCCATATGCTTGTCTGTTAATTGAGTACCAAGAATAGCCATGCTAGTTATATGCGGAAACTCTTGATATGCAACGATTGCTGATACCACATCTTCAACAATGAATAGGAC